CGATTTCTGCGCGTCTCTTTTCGATGTTCATAATTTACCTCCAAAAAATGATAGTTGTTGTGTGGTCGGTTAGTATGTCAAAGCTACGAGTTTCTTCCGCCTCCGGGCTTGCTCCAAAGCCGCAAGCTCCCTCGAGTGCTCCTCCTCGAAAAAGCTCCGAGCCGAAATAGACGTGTCATTATAGGCGGGAATGTCCACCGCCGACACGTCGTATAGCTTTTTGACCTTTGTGATAGTGCGGGTATGGGTAACGGAGTCATAGGATGCCTCGCGCACCGTGAAAGAAAAGGACATTTTATCGACGTACCCGCCGTCGATTTCCTCGTAAAGCTCGCGCCCGGCAGTCGTTCCGCCGAGGTCTGCGTCGATGTTTACGCCGCGCTCGTCGATGTTGAGCGCGAGCGTTTTGTTTCGGAGGCGAGCGACGACCTTTCCGCCGTGGTTGTAGTTGAAAATCACGTCGGACATATCGCACTCGTCGAAAGCGTGACGGTCGATAATTTCCTTGTATTCCACGCCGTCGCACTCCCATAGCACCGTAGGCGAATTGAATACGATAGCCGTACCGCGTACCCGATACTCTTTCGAGCCCTCGTCCCTCGGAACGAGGCTAAAGTCCTGCAAAGCGCGATACTCGCGCCCCTGTTTGATAGCCATAGCCTAACCCTCCTCTTTCCCGCCGGTCGGCTCCCCGGGCGGCGTAGTGTCGTCCGGCGGCGTATTTCCGCCGGTCTGGTATTTGTCTGCGAGCTTTGCGTTTACCATGTTCAGCGTTTGGACGCGGCGCGCGCCCTCCTCGCCGCCGATGGTCGGCATATCGAACATAGTCAAGATTTGGTCGAGCGTCGCCGCGCCGATTTCCGTCAAGAACTTTGCCGCCGTGACCTTTTCCGGGAGCGTCGCAAACTGGACGGAGTTCGCGGAAAAGACGATACGGTTTCCGTACCCGAACTCCCGCTCGGTAAAGAGCACATTCGAGAACGCTTGCGAGAGGCGGCGGAAAAACGGGGCGATTTCGCCGCTATAAAAAGCCTGTTCCTGTTGCGGAGTCGCGGTATTCTCGACGATTTCTTTCGACACGCCGAGATAGTCGTAAATCTCCTCTTTGACGTATGCGAGTTGTGTCGCCGGGATAGGAGTCGTCTTGTCTGTGATAGGCGTATAATCGTATTTCGCGTCCGTGACGATAACGCCCGCTCCGTTGTTCTCCATACGGAGGTTGTCCCGGATAAAGTCGTCTCTGCGGCGGTTTAAGTCCTCCGTCTTGACGGCGTTCGAGACTTTCAAAATACCCCGGATAACCGCGACGAGCTCGGCAAACTTGCTCATGCTCTGATTGAGCGTATTCGCCGTCTTGAGTGCGGTATCGAGCGGCTTGTTTCCGTCGCCGAAAATATCGTGCTCGAGGAAATGCCGCCGGACGTGGATAATTCGGGAATATTCGCAAATGTACGTTGCACCCGTCGCAAAGGTAAACCGGCAATAGAGCGTACCCATGTACTCGAGGAGCTCGAAATACTGTGCGTTGATAGGGTAGACCGCCGTCAAACGGCCTGTTTCATCGAAAACCGGGTACGCTATCGCGTTGTTATATACCTTGTACTGCGCGGCGAGCTTGTAATAGAAGTCCGCCGCCGTCATGTACGGATTAGGCCGGAACTGCAAAATGCGGTCGATATAGTCGTTTACCGCGACCGTCGTCTCTGCCGACTGCCGGACGTGGCGCGGCTGTGCGGTCGAGGCTCGGCGGGCGAAAGCGTCCACGGCGGAGCGTACCGTGTTAATATCCCACATATTCCCGGAATACGGTACGAAAGTAGACTCCCACGAGCTCAAGAGCTTGTATGCGTGGAAATCTTTATTTTTCTCGCTCTTGCCCCCGAAAATAGATTGAAAGAGCCCTCTCTTTGCCATTTTTTCACCCCACTAAATACATATAGTCCTCGTAATCCCGCACATAGATAACCCACGCATTGAGGAGGGATACCATGCCGTCGATACGGCGCTTTTCGGAAATCTTGACGGGCTGAATGTTGTTCACGCCGCTTTTTTTAACGCCTGTGTTCGTCAAGCACCAAAGCAAAACGGGATTTTTGTTGTAATTGACTTTCTTATCGGCGAGCGCCGCGCCGAGCTCCCTCATAGGTTGCGACCATGTAAAAGGCCCCTGTGCAACGGCGCACATTTCAAAGCCGTTCGCTTTCATTTCGTCCACCCAATAACCGGCGAGAGCGCGGTCGTAGCCGATTTTGAAAGCGTCTATCTTGAGCTCGTCCCGCATTTGGCAGTACCACGCCGTCACCGCCGAATAATCGACGCGAGTACCCTCGCATATCGTTACGAGCCCCCGCTCCGCCCAAATCTTATAGGGCGCTTCTTGCGTGTTGTGCTCGTCGAGCTGGTCGATTTTCTTTTGAGGGAGGAAATAGTGCTGAAAAACGTACACGATTTCATCGTCGGACGAGCGCCGGATAATCAGCGTCGCGCACGTTAGGTCGGTCGTCGCGGAGAGGTCGCACCCGCCGATAGCGTAGGTGTTATAGACCTCCTCCGGCTTGAATGTCGCCTCGTTTACTGCGTCCTCGTAGGAGAGCCACGAGGCCGCGCCGGTCGCCTTTACGTTAAAGTCCTTGCAGAGAACGCCGGGCAAGTCCTCTGGATTTTTCTTTGCTCGCTCTACGAAGTCGGCGAGCGTGGTATATTGCTTTATCGTCCCGAGGCCGGGATTTGCCTTTATCCATGCCGTCGGGTCTGTCCACTCCTCGCGCTTGTCGAGCTCGTAGAGGACGGGGAGGAAACGCTCGTCGGGAGTCTGCCCGTCGGCGACCTCGCAAGCGTAGCCGTAAAGGTTATCGAAAACAGACTCGCGCACCGTGCCGGACGTGGTAATCATAATCACAAGCGGCTGTCGGCGGCTCGAGGTCGATTGCTTCATAACCTCGTAGAGATTGCGGTCGCGGATAGCGTGGAGCTCGTCGATAATGACGGCGTGAGAGTTGAGGCCGTCGAGGGTGTTCGAGTCCGAAGCCAGCGCCTCAAACTTGGAGGCCGTCGCCGGGAAATAAATGTCGTTTCGCCGCTTCTTGAGAATGGCGGAGAGCTCGGGGCTCTGCTTCACCATGTTTACGGCCTCGGTGAGCGTCTTTTTCGCTTGGTCTTTCTTGGTCGCTACGGAGTAAATCTCCGCCGCGCCCTCGTAGTCTGCGACGAGCATATAGAGCGCAAGAGCCGCGAGGAGCGTACTCTTGCCGTTCTTTCGCCCTACAAGAAAGAGTGTCTCTCGAAAGCGCCGGTATCCCGTCGCCCTCTCGAGCCACCCGAAAAGGAGTTGTATAAATGCTTTTTGGAAAAGCTCGAGCGTCAGAGACTCGCCGAGCGTTCCTTGAGACTGCTTGCAAAACCGCTCAACGAAGATAATCGGCCTTTCGCCGACGGCCTCGTCGAAGTAATACGGCGAGCTCTCGTCCGCCGCGTCCATTTCCGCCACGAGGCGACCGTACACGGCTTTTACCCGTCGGCTCGTGACGATTTCGCCGGAGGAAATCCGCTCCCAATATTCCCGGACGTAGTTCACTACTTGCCCGACCGGGCGGCGGGCTTTGTGATAAAGCTCATAAGCTCGTCACCCGCCGATTTCTTTTCTTTCTCCGGGAGCAACGCGACGAGTTGGTTTGTGAGAGCGGAAAAGGATTTTATCGTCGTGTTGTAGGCACGGAGAGCCGGGGACTCCCGGCGGAGCTTTTGCGCCCCCTGTACGAAATCCTCTATCAAGTCGCCGTTGTTGATTTCGTCGGCGAGGCGTTCCAGCGTGACGGAGGTCACGGCGAATTGATTGATAAGCCCCTCGGCAAACTGCCGCTTTTCGGGAGGCATTTCTCGGAAAAGCCGTTTAATTTTCTTCTTTTTCGCCTCGATTTTTTCAGAAACCGAGAGCTCGTCGTAGCTTTTTTTATTTGCCGCCATATAATGAGTAAACCTCCCTCCGCCCCGGTTTTACCCCCCCCTCATGTGCGCGCCCGGGTCGGTTCTTCCGAGGATTGAGGCGCGGTTACTTACCGGGTATCTATTTCGGCGCACTCCGGGGGGTATGTGGCGCTGTGATAATATTTCCGTCTGCATCGAAAGCGAGGCCGTCGGCAAGCGGCGGCGTTCCCTCGTGTATCAATGCGTGACACGTCCGGCAAACTGTCTCGAGGTTATCCTCGCCGAGCGCGATTGCCGGGTCGTCGATGTTCCTCGGCGTGAGTTCTATCTTGTGATGCACGATAACGCCGGGCTCGCCACAATGGACGCATAGCCCCGCGTCTCGCTTGAGAATATATGCTCGTGTGCGCCTCCATGCCGGAGACTCGTAAAACGCTTTTGCAAACTCTCTCATGCTCTCCGCCTCCGAGTGGATAAAGAGAACGCCTCGCGCATAAAGCGCGGGGCGCACGGCGGCGAGGTTTCCCTCGACCTCTCTTTACGCCTCAATGATAGCACGGGGAAAATGCAAGTTTCCATACGGATTTTTTTCGATACATGAGAATAAGTTAGAAAACGCCTCACATAGACGGCATAGCTCCCGCGCCGAAGTAGAGGAGAGCGAAGCGCACGAGCGCCTTGTTACGGAGGTCGTAGAGGCTCGACGTGGACGAATAGCATACGGCCTCCGTGATTTCGTCCTTGCTCTTGCGCTCGATGTACCAAAGCCGGAGGATACGCGCGTCGTCCTCGTCCATCTGCGCGAGCACGTCGTCGATTTCCTCGACCTTATCCCGGGTAACTTGGATTTCCCGCATAACCTCGGCGAGCTCGAGGCAGTCCGCGAGCGCGTCGTTTACAGATTTCGCACCCGTGTACGGTTTAGACGTATCCGCCGACGGATACTCCGACGGCGCGCCGTATCGTAAAATGCGCTCCTTTTTCCGCTCGAGATTGCCTAAAGCCGTCTTGAGCAAGCCGCGAGCGCGGAGAGTTTTCTCCGCCGCCTCGAAATAGTTAATCATTAGCTCGCCCTCCTCGTGCGTTATCGTGGTTTAGGCGCGTTTCCCTCCGTGGCGGTATTCGCGTCCCTTGTTGTACTCATGTTTTGCCATGAGCACGGCCTCAACGTCCACGCCCATATAGGCGAGGTAATCGAGGATACGGATAATCGCGTCGCAAAGCTCGACGGCGACTCCCTCCGGCTTGCAAGTGCCGGTTTTCTCGTCCTTGTCGCAAGCGCCCTCGAACTCGCACACCGCGCCCGGGATACCACAACACCCGTAAATAGCCGGATTGCCGTCGCGCCACTCCTCGAGCGCCTCCGACACTTCCGAATGAATGAGCGCGGCGACCTCGGGAAAGCTCCGAGCCGTCTCCCACCATCCATGCGCGACCGCGTTTTCGTGGACTTCTTTCGCAAATTCGTTTACTGTCATTTTCGTTTCCTCCGTTTCGGTTTTATAAATACACCGTCCCGCCGATAAAAGCGGGCGACGATATACTTTCCTCCGTTTACGTCGTTGTGCCATGCGCCAGCATCCGCGAGGAAATAGCCCGGATAGAGCCTTTCATACTCGGCGTTGTTGGTCGTGTCGCGGGCGAGCTCCTCGGCGCGCTTGCCGGAGATACGCCCGTCCCGTGTTTTCGGCTCCGGGTCGATAAGGTTTTTCGAGGCGTTCCATGCTCGAGCATAGAGCGGGCTCTTGACGATGTAGTGACCGAGCCCGGCAAGGCCGCTCTCCGTGAACTGCAAACGGCGGGAGTTCGCGTACCCGAGCCCCCATAGCTTTTCGAGCTCGTCTCTATCCATTCCGCCGGATAGCGTGACGTGATGATGATAGCGCCCATTCTTGGAGCCCTTTTCCGTAACTGCTATGTACTTGAGCGGCGGGAGCCCTTGCTTTTTCCGTGCTCTCTGCACCCGGCGGATGTAATTCCGTAAAAGGCGTTGCGCCTCCTCCGGGCTCTCCGGCTGTTGCTGATAGGTCAAATGGATTTCGAGGTCGTCCGGCGTAAAGTTCGCGTGGAGGAGACGGACGAGCTTTTCCTCTCTATGCCGCTGATTGAGTTTCGCTTGAGCGGCGGAGGTCGGCTTGCTCCGCTTGCCTCTGCTCCGGCCTTGCCGATAGGTCGGGTAGATATATACGTCGAGATACTCGCCGCAATAATAGCGTTTCTCTCTGTAAACTGTTTTCATGTGACACCCTCCGACGAGAGCTCGTCTATGGTCGGTTTGTTAATATTCCATACGAGCCCGTAAAAACGCGCTTTGCGCTCGATTTTTTGCCCTTGCATACCGTCCCGGAGAGTGCTATAATAATAAAGGTATGAGTAATCGCTCGTCTTTTCCGGGACGAGTCCCCGCCGACGTTCTGCAAAGCGTCGGCGGTTTCTCTTTTTCTGTCCTGCATTGTCAATCCTCAGCGCGGCGGTAAAGTTCTACGAAGTCCGCCACGAAATCGAGGATAATCCGCTTTGCCTCATAATATATAATAGGTAGGAGCAAGAGCATGAACTCGCCGCCGACGGCCTTATAGCCTCGCCACGCGAGCGCCGCGCTCAAGCCCTTTGTGAAAACGACCGCCGTCACGATAAGCACGGCGAGGAACTCCGCCGCCGCGAGGCGGCTTTTCTTTTTGCGTCTCATTCTCTGCCTCCCGTAATTATGCGGAGCGGGCAATTATCGAGGCGCTCTTTCGACACTCTGATACCCCGCGTCGCGTAAAGCGTCCCGCGAGCCGTGCAAACGCCGTCGCTACCGCGTCCTCTATTTCCTCCCATGTTTTCGTAATACTTGCACATTTGGCAAGCCGCCGGGATTTTTCTCATTTGAGTTACGACGACGACTTTTCCGAGTAGCTCGCTCATTTGTCCGCCTCCTCGCCCCAATCAATAGCCTTTCCGCATTGTCCGCAAAAGCTGTTGCGATTGCCGTCCTCGTTGTAGAGATATTCTCCGCTTTTGCAGTTCTGACAAGCTAAAACGTTCTCGTTGCCGTCGGGGTACGGGCTCGCTTTCATTTGCAGATAGAGGGCTCCTTGTGCCACGTTACACGCCGCCCGAGTGCGCGGCGTATCCTCGCAACGTTCACGGCGAGTCGCGTCCAGCACCATAAACGCGAGTTCCGGGGTCATTTTCTCGGACGGCTCACGGGAAAACTCTTTTCGCGTCGTGTATTTGCACGGATTTCCACAATTTCGCTTGTTGCACTCGGTATTTTTCTGCGGGTCGCACTCGTATAATTTCGGAAAGTTCATTTTTTCTCCTCCTCGTCCTCCGGGATAGGCGTAAAGCACTCGCAACGGAGGACGCGCTCTTTTTCGTCTGCGTGTATCGGGCTCGGGCGGCGGCTGTCCATGCGCTCTATACACGGGATACAGTAATCGCCGTCTCTGCCCTTGCGCGGGTCGTGTACCTCTCGAATGTTGTCGCATTTCCGGCAGTCGAACTCGTACCGCCATTTCGGGAGGTTGGATTTCCGGCGGCGTATCATTTCTCGGCCTCCTTATAGGCCGTGCGGACTTCCCGCATAATGCCGGATACGGAATATTCGCCGTAGTCGATGAAACAGCAAATAGCCTCCTCGAGATTTTCTGCGTTTTCCGCCGCCGACGGGATTTCGTCCGGGTCGATGCACATATCCTCGATAGCATCGAATACCGCTTTTGTGGCGGCGGCGCTTTCGACGGCCTTTTTTCTCGCTTGCTCGAGTCTGCGTTTGAATACCGTGAGCGCCTGCTCCGTGAGAGCCTCGCCGGGAGTCATTTCCGATATTTTTTTCATGGTATGAGCCTCCTTGTGGCTTGCTCCCCGGCATTGAGCCGGGGAGCTTTTTAATTCCGAATTTTACAGGTCAAAGCCGGGCGCGAAGCCGAGGGAATAGGCCGCGTTGTTGCCGTTGACTGTCCCGTCGGCGTTCACATTCACGAAATTGTAGGAGTTGCTCGCACGCGGAGAACGGAGCCACCAAAACCACGTCCCATCTCCGACGTGCTCTTTCACGCGGTCACGCTCACGTTTGAAAATCTCAAGTTGAAAGCCGTCCGGCTCCTCGTTCCACCAATCACCCGCGCCGAAAACGTCGGTCGCGGAGGGTATCCACAGAGTATCCGCGTACTCGTGACGTTCTCCGTCGATTTCCTCGGACAAGAAACGAGGCTCGAACGCCTCCGCGAGCTCGTCCGGGAAAAGCGGGAGAATATCCTCGAGGACGTGTCGCCGCCCCTCGCTCTTGAGGTATCCGCCCTTGTTGGTCGGCGTGTCGTTCATGCGCCACTTATCCGCGAGGCAGTCCTCGAGGACGAAGCGGGCGCGCTTCTCGTTGACATATCCGCCGCAAACGGCGTTGACGTGCTCGCCGTTCTTGAGCTCGATAGCGAACTTGTCGCCCGGGCGGATAAGCTCGAGGCCGTTCCCGCTCGAAATGGCCTTTTTGAGCTCCACGAAAGAGATTTCCTTTTTCCTTGTGGTAATGAGTTGCATCGTCTTTTCCTCCGTTCAAAAGATTTTACAGAAATAGTGATTGCCGATAATCATATCGACGCTCTCGTTATAAGGCGCGGTCGAAAAATAGACCGTATCCTCTGAAAGAATGTGCTCCCGCTCCTCTATGGCGGTATGCACCGCGAGATATTGCTCCTTGTCCGGCTCCGCCGAGTAGAGGTACGGAGCGGGGGAGAATTGCCATACGTCGCCGTATTTCTGAAATACGACCTCCTCGACCGTATCCGGGAAATAGTCGGAGAGCATACGGTTTAGAACGACCTCGACGACGGCGACTTGTCCCTCGAAGCTCTCGCCGCGCGCCTCATGGTAGACGAGGCAAGCAAGGATATAAACGTCCTCGTCGTTGAAATGGAGCTCCGCGTATCTGTTCTCTGGCTCCGGCTCTACCGTCGGCTCCTCCGGCGTTTCCTCCGCCGCCTCCTGCCTTGCCGGTGCTATGTATGTCAGCGTTTGCCGTTCCGCCGCAAGTGCGCTTGTCCGCTCCGCGACCGGCTCCGGCGCTGTCTCGCGGATGCGGAGCGTCACTATGAGCACCAACGCAAAGAGGAGAGAGGCGAGGAGGGCGGCTTGCATCCGGCGGCGCTGTCTGCGGCGTTTCCGCCGCTCCTGCCTTGTCATGGCTTACCGGCCTCCGGCGTATCCTCGGCGAGCACGATATACTCGCACTCTCGGGCGATTGCCGTCCACCGAACGCCCCACGCACGGGCGGCGGCGTGTACTGCCTCGTATTTGTTCACGCCGTTTACGGTGAGCTCGCCGTATTCCTTGTGACGGACGAGGTATAATTTCGTCGTCCCGTCAAAGCGCGGGCGGTATCCCGCCGGTGCTGATTGCTCGTGCTTCATTCTGCTACCCTCCCGTCGATAAGCTGAAAGCTCTCTCGGATAGTCACGGGCTCGCGTCTGCCTACGTCAAACTCGAGGACGCAATATCGCCCGGCAGGATGGATATATACGACCGTCCCGGGAACTCCTTTCGGCTTTCCGTCTTTGCCCGGAACGTCGAACGTCGCGGGCTTTACCGTGATGCGGTCGCCGAGCTTAATCATTATTCCGCCGCTCCTCTCCCTCGACCTTTCGGGCGGATGCCGTAATAGCTACGGACACGTCGGCGACGAAAATACGGTCGCACCCGCCCTCCATAACGTCGCAGATAACAAGGCTTGAAATGTCCCGAAGCTCCTCGACGTTGATTTCTGTTTTTAGCCCGCAATACGGGCATTTCACCAGTACCGTTTTCATTCTACGACCTCCGGCGTGTCTGCCGCCTCCGTTGGCTTGTCCGCCGCCGGAGCCGTCTTATTGCTCGCCGCGCGGAGGAAAGCGTCTCGGAGCATATTCACGAGCGGGGAGGCCGTCGTCGGAGTCGCCGGAGCATCCGCTTTCGGATTGTCCATATCCGCCCGCTCGACGAAACCGCATAAAATCGCCGCCGAGACTACCTCACCAACGAAGCCGCCGACCTCGCTCTCGGCGAGCGTCTGCGTCCTCGTGCGGACTCTGAAAGCGCCGGTCTTGAAATCAAAGACGACATACGCCCGCTTTCCCTCCGGCGGCTCGATTTTGACCGCCGCCGCGTCCGCGATAACTTCCTCCGGGCTCGGTACGGTATAACCGGCCTTTTTCAGAGTGTCCAGTTGTGCCGCGTCGAGGGCGAACGCCTCGCCGCCGAGTTTCTTTGAATAGAGCTTTTTCATTTGTGCGACCTCCTTAATCATTCGACTCGCTGATAACGGCGATTTTTGCGAGGGCGGACGTTTGCGCCCATTCCTCGGCGAGAATACGGGAACTCCGCTCGAACTCCTGCGAGAGAGCGGCGAAAGCGTCCTCGTTTCTGTCCTTGACCGCGCTCCACATTTCTTTATGGACTTTCTCAATGTCGGTGTGCATCTGCTTTGTGCGCTCGATGCACTCTTTCAACTCCGCCCGCGCCTCACGGTCAGAGGCAAAGCCGCGCCCGCGTTCCTCCATCGTGCCGGAGACAGCCTCCGCAACGGCGGCTTGTAGGTTTGCCATAAGCCGGACTCTCGAACTCGTTTCGCTCATTGTTTCATTCCTCCGTTTTTCTTTAATTTAGGACACCATGCCGGGATATACGGGTCAAAGCGTTTCACGCCGACGACGCGCCCCTTGCATCTGCCGGGAGCAAAGCACCGATAGGAGATAATGTCTTTCGCCCACGGCTCCGTAACGACGTGCTCGCACCCCTCGCAAGTATGTGAAAAATCGGCGTTCATTTCTCTGCCTCCGCCGCCGGGAGGCCGAGCCACCATAGCGGGCTATCCCGCTCCGGGCGGCGGCAGTCGTCGCAATCCTCCGCCGAGCACGAGGAGCAATAAATCCGGTGGAAAGCATCGTCCCACGGCGTTTCAATCGCCGGGATAGAGCCGAGGAACGCCGCGAGCGTCTCCGGGCTCTCCGTGATTTTCTCGAAAACGTTCATTCCGCCTCCTCCGTTGTTACGGACATGAGCCCGGCGGCGTATTCCTCAATTCTGGACGGATGCAGTCCGTCATTGATGTATGCAAAGTCTAAATCCGTGTGCGGTCTATTTGTCCAGCATTTGAGCACCTCTTGAGCCCATCGGACGGAGCGCCATTCGAGCCGGTCTTGACGGTAGATAATCGTTACCGCCGTGCAAATCGCTACCGGGACGCGCCCATATTTAGAGATACACTCGCTATACCGTTCGCGCACCGTTGGAGAGGATAGCTCGGCGTTTGCCGCTCTAATCGTCTGCCGAAACGCTTTCCTGTGGTCGGCTCCGCCGTCTCCGTTTGCGATTTTCTTAATATCGCGGATAAAAGTCTTGTCTAATTTCATGGTATGAGTAACCTCCGTTTCTTTATTGAGCCGCTTTCCGACGGCCTCTATTTCGGTACGACCGATTTACTCGAGCCTCCGCTACCGCCGCGCTATACCCTTGGCGAAAGCGGGAGTCCGTTTCCCCGGTCTTGCCTCGCTCGAGCTCGCGGTATATGGTCGCTTGGCACTTGCCGACGCGCTCGGCAATCTCGCCCGGCTTTGCGCCCTTTGCGTACATTTCCTCGATAATCCGCCGCTCCTCGAGCTTTAAGCACTCGTATTTCATAGCCTCGCCTCCGTTTCTGCGTAAAAAAATAAGTGCGTCGGAGCTTATTAGCTCTTTCGCACATAATAATAAACTGCACGTGAGCAGATGTCAAGTATTTTGTGCGAAAAAGATAGAATAATTTTTTGAGCGTTCACGCCGCCCGGTCAAACGCTATCTTGAAAGCCTCCGCCGAGGACATAAAGCCGAGGATTTCTCTCGGGTAATCATTGAGCCACGTCTCGACGCGCTTAACCTCCGCCGCCGTCACCTTGTCGAAGTCCGTCCCTTTCGGGAACTGCCGCCGTATCATGCGGTTAATATTCTCGTTCGTGCCGCGCTCACAAGAGCTATACGCATGGCAGTAATAAACCGTCGTCCGCTTTGCATCCTTGCGGCGGGCGCTCCGCTCGATGCCGTCAGCATCCGCGAACTCGGAGCCGTTGTCTACGGTTATCGTTTTGAAAATCTCATAGAACGCCGCGCCGTAAATGCGCTCGAGGCGGTCTAAAGCCGCGACGACCGTTTCGGCGCGCCCGTCCTTAATGCGGATAATGATTTCCCGCCGCGTGACGCGCTCGGAGAGGACGAGGAGGCGAGCTTTCGTCCGTTTCTTTCCGACGACGGTATCCATTTCCCAATGTCCTGGCTCTTGCCGCTCGTTGATATAATCCGGCCTCTGCTCGATGCTCGTCCCGCTGGATGCGCGAGACTGCTTTTTCCGTATGGTCTTGTGCTTCTTCTTGCGGTCGCCCTTTTCCGGGAGGTCTTGATTTGTGAGCGTGAGAAAAACGCCGTCCTCGACGTACTTGTAAATCGTCGCACGGCAAAAGGTTATTCCGAAGTGCTTATATTTTTCCTGCTTGAGTAGAGCACACACCGCCGCCGGGGAGTAATCCTCGTTCCCGATTTTATCCTCGATAAACTGCGCGGCGGCGTGGTTTTTCCCAATCTTGAGCGGAGCTCCTTTCGCGGAGAGTCCCTCTTGATACCGCGCCTCGGCGATTTCCGGGCTATACCGCTCCTCGGTCGTGTAATCGGAGTTTAGATGCTCATACGTCCCGCGCTTGAGCTCGCGGTAAACGGTGCTGATATGTACGCCCAATTCCTCGGCGATTTCTTTTTTCGAGTGTCCGTGTTTGAGCATCGTCTCGAGCTTGATACGGCTCGTCCAATTCAGTTGCTTATATGTCCGCTCTCCCATCGTAAAGCCCTCCGTATATGGATAAAGAGGGACGGTTTCCCGCCCCTCTTGGTTACTGCGACAAGAACTCCTCTATCGCTTTTTTGATAATCTGCGCTTGAGGTATGCCCTCCGCCGCGCACTTTGCTTTGAACGCCGCCGCCGTCTCTTTCGGCACGGACGCTACAATCTGCGTATATGTCTTTTCGTTATAGCGGCGCTTTACCGCCGAGGAGGTCGTCGTTTTCCGTTTACCGTCCGCCACGTTAAAATACCTCCTTGCACATGATATACAGTTTGACCGCCTCCGCGTCCGGCACGGCCTCTTTCTTTATTCTGTACTGAACGGATACCCCGCCGACGTTTCTCTCGACTTTCCACTCATGCGCGAGTTCCGTTACGGTGTACTCCCGCTCGCCCTTTTTGACAATCATATATAGCCCTCCTCACGCCTCCGCCGGTTTGAAAAAAACTTTATTTCCTCGCCGGTAGATTTTCCCCTCGCAAACGTAGTCGGTAAATACCGGCTTTCCGTCCGAGCGTTTTTCTTCCTTGATATTGTGCTTGTAAAAGTGGTATTTCCATTCCTTTTCTCCGCAAGATGCGTCCGCCGCTTTTGCCTCTTTCCATAGTTTATAGAGCTCTCCGAGGGTATCGACATCCACCTCGTCTATATCGTCGTCGCCCGGCATATAAGCGCCCATCGAATAATAGGACGTTGACGAGCTCTCGCGCTTTACGAAGTTTTTCCCGTTCCACTTCTGTACCTCGTGCGTGTATTCCATAATAGTCCTCCATATTTGGCACTTGTTTTTTCCGTTCGTGCTGTTATAATAGGACTTACGGGAGGGACGGTTTCCCGTCCGCTCCCCGCCTCGACTTACTTGTCGGGTTTAGCCTTGCTCGGTTTTGGCTTTACAAGTGTGATTGTAACTTTGACTCGTTCCACCGTGTCGTTACGTTCAACCGCTTTCGCCAATTCCTGCAAGGCTTTTTCTATGTTATCCATAGCGTTTCCCTCCTTTCTTTAGGTTGTCTTTATTTTACCATACTCTTATTAGTATGTCAAGCGTTATTCAGAAAAAAGTGCAAAAAATATCCCCGGCACGGAGCCGGGGATTTACTCTATTCCGAGGAGCCAAAGGGCGGACACGCCGAGGACGCGGGCAAAGACGGGTATCTCATAATCGGGAATAAACCGCGTCCCGATTTCGATACGGCTTATCGAGTCCCGCTCCATTGTTACGCCCTCGACCTGCACCCGCGCCGCGAGGTCGCTTTGTGAGAGCCGGAGCTTTAGCCGTGCCTCGCGGATGCGCTCGCCGCTTATATTCTTCTTTCCCTCAAAATCATAAATCCGCAAGCTCTCGCCTCCCATGTGTTAATGTTCTGCATTTTTCTTGACTTTAGCACATACGCAACGCATAATTGTGTTAAAGGTCAGCAGACCGAAAAAATAGGAGGGAGTTACTCATACCATGAAAAAGCATATTGTTACTTGCGTGAAGTGCGGGAGGCAGTTCGACGCGAACGAGGGAGGCGCTTATTATCCCGAGTCCCGCCGCTATGTCTGCAAGCGTTGTGTAGATAAACAGAAGTCCGAGCAAGCGGATAGAGAAAAAGCTCGCAAGGCGGAGGAGCGCAAGGCAGAGGCAGACGAGCGCGAGCGCGTTTCGGGTATGCGGCAGTCAAAGGCCGCTATGCTCGTAAAGATTGTCGTCGGTGTTCTGTTCCTGTTCGCCGCCGTCTCGCTCGCCGCACAAGGGAATATCTCCTCTTTCGTGTGCGGGCTCGTTATCGGCGGCGCGTTGGTCGCATGGGGGCTCGTGCCGTATCTGAAAGCGAAAAGCGGGAGGCGGTGAGCTATGTTTGTCAGTTTCTCGAAGCGCCTAAAGTCAATGAGCGGTTTCCGGCTCGGAGTCGGCCTCCGGCTGACTCGGCGTAATTGTTGGTACTTCCTTTTCGTTTTGGTGCTCGTCGGCTGTTTCTATTTCTGTTGGTATTCCGTGTTGGCTTGCGGATGGATGCTTTACGGCCTGTTCTACGGCCTTTATCTCATGTTCAAGTATGCGGCAATCGGAGCGAAAAAGCTATATACGTGCATTAAAGGAGAAATAACGCACGCAAAGCACTAAAAGCGTAACAAAAAAGCGGGCGAGGCCATAGAGCCCCGCCCGCTTTTTCTGCACGATTATACGTCGGAAAGATTGCCGAGAGCGCCCGCCGCCTCGAGTGCGCGGTAGATGATGCAAGCGACGGCCTCGCGGGTAATCGGCTGTTGCCATCCGAAATTACCGGCTCCGTCGCCGTTGAAAATGCCCTTGCGCTTGCAGTATTCCGCCGCCTCTTTCGCCCATGCGGAGGGCGTGTCGCCGGTATCGGCGCAAGAGGTCAGTTGCTTTCTTGCCTCGTTAATATCCATGTCGAAAACCTCCTCGTTTCCAGAGAGGCGAGCCTTAAATCTCGCCCATTGTTCATTTCCGCTCGTGCCGTAATAGGCGTTCATGTCGTCGCCCATCCACGGGCGCGGACACCATTTCCCCGTAACGTCGTAATGCCGGACGACGTTCTCGGCGGGGATATTGTATTTCTCCATGAGAGCCCGCGTAAACTCTACGAGATTATCGACGGTCTTTTCGGTGAAATACCAATCCCGAGCCGCCGCGCTCCCGGCGGTCGTCTTATCGAGCTTATACGGGCGTACTTCAATCCCGATGCTGTTCGCGTTCCTGCATCTCGGATGAACGTATCCGCCGGACGTGCCACAATGCCACGCGATATTATTGTCCTCGACGCATTGATAAACGATATTCCCCTCGTCTAAACAGTAATGCGCCGAGGCTTGCCTATCGGCTCCGGCGAAGTAGTTCGCCACCGCCGCCGCCGTGCCGAGCGAGCCGAAATAGTGGATAACGATATACTCGATTTTCCGTCCCGCTCCGGCGCGCGTGAAGTTCCGGGAAATAATCCGCTTCTCCACCGTCAGCATAAATTATTCCCCCTTGAGAGTCTTGTCTACCGCGTCGCTGATTTTCTGCGTCTGCGTCCCGAAATAGAACGCGATAACGACCGTGTAGACCGTCATAAACTCTTGGCTCGTCTGCCCGGTAATGGCGAGGTACGCGAATACCCCGGAGAGCAAGAGCGTGACGATGCTCTTTACGCTTAAGAGAGCGCCGAGCCGCTTTACGATGATTTCTTTCATTTTGCTACCTCCTTTAGCAATCTCGTTTTGTTGCCGTGTCGTATGTAATTCCGCCGGTCGTGTTCTCGGCCTTGCTCTTATTGAGCGAGAACGAGAGCACGGTAGCGGTCGCGGCCTGTAAAAAGGCGATAAGGGCGGTCAAATACGGGAGCGAGCCGGTGTAGTTGTTGGCTACGGAAATCCGGCAGAGGTCGAGCGTCGTCATTGTCGATTTGTAGTCGATATAGAGGACGGCATAAACGAGGAGCTTTGAAAAGGAGAGATACCCCTTTGCAAAGCTCCATACCTCGAGCGCCCATTTTTTGAACTTCCGCCGCCGCGCCGCGCCTTTGCGGGCGGACATTATCCGTCCTCCCGCACCTCGCGCCCCTCGAGCCTGTCGATACGATGATGCGCCGACTTTGCCGAGCTCTCCACCGCCGACATACGCTCCGCCATGCCGATATAGCGCGCGTCCTGTTCGTCCTGCTTGCGCTCGATACGGTCGATGCCGCCTTTAATGTACCCGATTTCGGTTAGCATCGTGCCGGAGGACTTGCCCTCCTCCTCGCTGTCCTTTTTCGAGTTCCTATGAAAAGCGGCATAGCTTAACACGCCGCCGAGGATAGTCCCGAGGACTCCGATAATTGCTCCTACATAGTCCATTTTTAACCTCCGTTATAATTCGTAATAATCGAGTTTAACGGTCTGCTTTCCCGGCAATACGGGACACCCCCGAACGTGGTAAATCTCCCCGTCAACGATAACGCCCTCGCCCTCCGCCTCCGTGCATACGACATATAGGCCGGGAGCGTCAAGCCTCACCCACAAGAGAGACTCCCGCCGCGCTATGATTTTTCCGTCGAGCTCGACCGTGTAGACCGCCGCGCTCATTCGATGAGCTTCCAGCCCGCCGGGTACGCCGTCGGGGAGTATGCGTTTCCGTCGATAAGGCTCTCATACACGGAGCCGTTAAAGAGAACGCGGTCGCCCTTTTTGTATGCGTCGTGAGCGCCGGTCGGCTGTTTCCATTCGTCATAGCCGGTTGCCGGGTCTACCGTTACGCCGCTCCAAAGAGAGGCGGCGACCGGCGGAGTCCAATCGCTTTGCGACGTGTGCGCTTGTACGCAACGATAGAGCTTTCCGCCGTATTGTACTCTTGTCTCGACGGTGTACGCCTTGCCGTTCTCCCATGCCGGGAAAAGCTCGACGCACTCAAGCGCGGCCTCGTTGTCGAGCTCGAGCGCGGCGACTGCCCGCTCGATGATTGCCCGGAGTTTTTTCGCCTTTTCAACGGTAATCATTCCGCCGCACCCCCTAACAGAATATCGAGAACTTTATCGTTCTCGGCGAGCATGAGCGTACCGCTCACATTCTCCACGGAGCCGACCGGCTCAATTCCGAGGAGTCCGCCGGGCGCGAAAGCGTAAACGAAGTCCTCGAGATATGTCGTCGTCTCGCCCGTCTCCTCGTCCTTGCGGTCGATTGCCGTCTTGATGCAAAAGCCCCCGGCCTCCGCCTCGTCGCACGGGACATAGCACCCGTTTTCGTGTAGGCGGACATAGACAACGGTATCGGAGTAGCCGACGACCTTTCCGCCGCTTTTGATAGCATACATACGTTATCCCTCCATTTTCGGCAGCTCTCCGAGCCGCTTTTTATAAAACTCCTCGAGTTCCTGCGTGTTCATCGTGCGGAGGAGGTTTTTCCAGTACAGATTTTCCGCCCCCGCCCATTTCTCCGGGTCGAAGTCCGACGCGCCCTCGTGCTTGCCGTAATAGTGATAGAGGCCGTCGAGCATCTCTTGACGATACGCTCCCTCCGGCGTGTTTGGTCTGAAATGCTCCCATCCGTTTTCAGACGTTGCGGCGCAAATCTTCCGCCCGTCAGCGGCAAAGAGAAAGCCGTCCCGCTCCGTTACGGTCGTCCCGTATCGGAGGTTAAAGGCTCCGTCGATGCCCTCGGCCTTAAAACGCCGATAAGCGACATATTCCATAGCTTACCCTCCCTTGAATAATTCACGATAGAGCCGCTCGACGCTCTGCTCCATGTGGTACGAGTGAAATCTTTTCATGTGTCCCCGCCATGACACGAGGGACGTTTCCACGTCCGCCGCCGTCATTCTGCCGGAGTCCACCCAACGCCGGAAAATGCGTAGCTTTTTCCTCATGTGCCGGATACCCTTGTACGTTGCCCGGCGGACGACTTTCCCGTTTGCGCCATATCGAAAGCGCACCTTGACGAATGTAAAGCCGCGCGTGAGCTTGATAATCTGCGTCTTTTTCGGATTGAGGCGGATACCGTGCTCGGCGCATAGCCGCCGGAGCTCCCGGAGGCAAATCTCGAGCTTTTCCTTTGACTCGCTGATGATGCACCCGTCGTCCATATAGCGAGCGTAATACTTCATGCCGAGCACGTCCTTGATATAGTGGTCTATCCTGTTCGGCAGGGCGAGCGCGGCAATCTGCGAGACTTGGCTCCCGAGGCCGAGCCCCACGTCGCCGAAGTTCTGAATAAAATATTTCGAGAGCGCGACGAGGCGGTCGTCGATGCCGCTCCGCTCGAACTCTCGAAAAACGGGCTCATGCTGTTCCGTATCGAAATACTTTGAAAAATCGAATACGAGGACGTAGCCCTCCCGCCCGTGTTTTCTGTAATGCTCCGCGAGAAAGTGCGTCACCCGGGATACGGCGAAATCGTACCCTTTGCCGCGCAAGCTCGCTCCGTTGTCGTAAATGAATGACCGGGAGAGCATCGGCACGAGGCAGTAATCGCACAAGCACCGTTGTACGACGCGCTCGGAGATATGGACGCTCCGAATATGCCTCGGCTTTCCCCGCTCCACAATATCGAACTCGTAAAAGCCCTTGGAGCGGTATCTCCCGGCTATCAATTCCTCGTGTGTCTTTGTGACGTTGGCAAGTGAGGCGGCTTTGTATCGCTGTGTGCTCGCTTTCCACCCAACGCCACGGACGGAGGCGCGGTAGCTCTCATAGAGCCGCTCGAATGAGAAAACCGTCTCGAAATCTCCGTACTCCCGGAGCGCGGCGGCTTTCTTTTTCATTCGTGCGGCCTTGCGACGCTGATACCGTGCCTCGCGTCGTTCTGCGCTGTTCATAAAATAAAAATACCTCGTACATTTCTTTCTCGGCGTGTTGTCTAAAATGCGTAACGGCGAGCCATGAAAGCACGGAAAACACGCACTCCGCACCCATGCAAGGAGCGTCCGGCTAACCGTATCGCGGTATATGTTTGTCCGACGGCGCGAGGCCGTCAGAGAGGTTATATTCCCCTTTTATATGGGGACTGCTTTCGCTCCGTGAGGAGTTATTCGGTCTGCCCCGTGTTGATATAAAATCCGGGCGCGAAGCCGAGGGAATAGTTCGCGTTGTTGTTGTTGACTGTCCCGTCGGTGTTCACATTCACGAAATTGTTGGAGTTGCTCGCATTCGGAGAACGGAGCCACCAATTAGCGGCGATACGGAATATAACCTAATCATGCGGAGGATTAAGCTCGCGCTTTATCGCTCCGTTTGATTTTAGAGATTTGCGAGAGCTCGTCCGTAATGAGCTTTACCCACTCTTTGAGGACGTTCGGCGGTATCTTCTCATGGTTGACGGTCAGATACGCGAGGTCGAGTACGTCGAGCATCGAGTTATAATAGCCCTGTGCTGTTTCGTAATACTCTTTCCGCCGTTGGATATTCCGGCGGCGTATCTCCTCGGGAGATTTCTCGTCAACGTAAATGAGGTTTGCCGTCTTTATCATGCGATAAGCCTCTCGCGCCGCGTTGTAGAGCGGCAAAGAAAAATAAAACGTGTAGCTTTTCGGCAGGATGCGGACGCGGTTATATGTGAATACATAAATCTCGCGGGCGAGGTTGATATACTCCGCCGGGCTTTCGCCGCGTCTTGATTTTGGTACGGACATTTTCTTTCCTCCTCGCCGACTATGCGCCCATTGAGGGCGCAAGTCTCGATTTCCGAATTATACGCAAAAGCCGGGCGCGAAGCCGAGGGAATAGTACGCGCGGTCGTCGGTGACTGTCCCGTCGGCGTACACAAACACGAAACGGTTGGAGCTGCTCGCACGCGGAGAACGGAGCCACCAAAGAGCGGCGGTACTCGTGCCGTTGTGCTTGTACTTAATTTTGCTGTTCCCGGCGGAATAATAGGCGTACTGTGCTTGCTTGCTCGCCTCGTTCGAGTTCGCTCTCGAAATGCTCCCGAAAACCTCGTACTCCGAGAGGAGGAAAAAGTAATCCGTCGTCGCCGTGACGTTGCTCGCCGCCGTACTTCCGCCGCCGGTGTTGTCCGTGTACTTGGTAACGGACTTGAGGACGGCACGGAGCGCCGCCGGAATGACTGCGATAATCGTCCCGGAATAGCTCGAGAGGCTCGTCCCGCAAATCGCGGTACGCATTTGCGAGCTTTTCCATCCGCCGGAGTTGGTGTTGCTCGCGTTCATAACGAAATAGCCCGCACCCGGGGACGACCATCCGCTATCCGGGCCATATTGATTATCGCAGAAACACACGTCCGTACCGCCGGAGAGCGCGGTCTTTGCAAGCTGAAAATGGATGCGGTTTGTACCCTCGACGCTTGCGTTATGGTTAAAGCCGATAATGAAAGCGTAGGTCGTGACATTCGAGAGCGAGAGCTTTCCGACCGTGCCGTTAAGCGTGACCGCCTTTCGGTCGCCGATGCTCCAATAGTTCGCGCCCTGTCCCGCGTCGGAAACGGACTTGATAACGCTCCACTCGTTATTGTTGAGCGTAGAGCTCACGAAAGAGAGCGTCAGCGAGTAGGAGGTCGTGCCGGACACGACATTGACCGAGCCGCTCGTCGTCTGCCCGTTCTTTGTTGCCGTGACCGTGTATGCCCCCGTCTCCGTGACGGTGAAAACCGCCGTCCCGTTGCTCGTCTTTGTGGCGATTGTCGTCCCGCCCTTTTTCAGCGTGACGGATGCGCCGGAGTCTACGTTGACGGTAATCGTCGCGGAAAAGAACGTCAGCGCCACCGCGTAGCTATCGACGACTGAGACGCTTTTCGTGTCGGACGTTTGCCCGTTGAGTGTGGCCTTTACACTCCATGTACCGGCCTCCGGCAAGGAGAGGACGCACGAGCCGCCCGCCGCCGTGCCGTTTACCGTTTTCGAGCCCTTTGTCGCCGTGACCGCCGCTCCGCTCGTAACGGATACCACGAGGGAGAGCTCGACTCCGGGCTTGCTGACTGCGTTTGTTCTACCAATCATTTTTAACTCACCGCCTTAATACAAGTAATGCTCTGCACCGTGATAGCCGCCGTCGGCTTTGTCGCGGCGTAGATTTTGACCGTCCCGCTCCCGGATAGAGCGACCGGCGCAAAGTTTCCGCTCGCGGCCTCTGTCGCACCGAACACGACCTCGGGGACGTGGCTCGCCGTCACGCCGGGGCAGGCGATAGAGGCGGCATAGGGATACGCCGCGTATGTGCTGTCGCTCACCCATGCAGAGGCGGCGACGGACACGCCGGAGAAAATCTTTACCTCGGCGTATCCCGCGTGAGCGTGGGAGGCGTTGGCAAAGTCGCCCGGCTTTTTCCCGGAGTCGGTCAGATTGCCGGAGGAGTCGAGCCCGGCGAAGTGTCCCGCCGTGGCGCTCTTTACTTTGTCCGCCTTGTCCGTGTGGGTGTGGCTCGCGGCGGCGAAGTCGCCCGGCTTTTTGCCGGAGTCGGTGAGGTTGCCGGAGGAGTCGAGCCCGGCGAAGTGTCCCGCCGTGGCGGAGCTCACCTTGTCCGCCTTGCCTGTGTGGGTATGGCTCGCGGCGGCGAAGTCGCCCGGCTTTTTGCCGGAGTCGGTCGGATTGCCGCTTGCATCGAGCCCGGCAAAGTTTCCCGCCGTCGGGGAGGCGGCTTTCTCGGCCTTGCCCTCGTTGAGCTTCTTAATATTTTCCTGCATGGCGGTTTGGTCTGCCGCCGTGAAATATCGGGCGATAACGTCGCCCGCCGACCATGCCCGGGCGGTCGTGCCGTTCTGCGCTCGCGTGACGGTGAGCACGTTCCCGTTCTTTGCGGTCATAAGCACCGTTTCCGCCGTGGAGCCGTCCGCTCCAATCGTGAGCAAGTTCGGAGCCTCCGGCAGTACGGAGCCGTCAACGACGTTTACGGTCGTACCCGCCGCCGTCAGCGCGCCGGAGAGCGAAGTCTCCGGGGAGTTGGCTTGCGCCGGGTACATTGTCACTAATTCGGACATATTCTTTCCTCCTTTTAGTAGTCCCCGCCGCCGCGAGAATTACAGAATGTTTGAGCGAATACCGCGCCCACGATACGACTCATGTTATCGGGGAGTATCTCTATCGAGTGCCACGAGTTACGGCGTATCTTCCCGCTCGAGTCCGTGGCGAGATACTTCACAATGTCGATATTGCTATACGAGGACGGCGCGGGTATCTCTTTGCCGTCTACCTTGATAGTTGCTTTCGAGGCTCGTTGTCCCTCGTAGATGCCGAACTCGATAGCGTGGGTATGGTCTTTTACGGTGTGGGTATGGTCTTTCACCGTATGCGTGTGCGCTCTTACCGTGTGCGTATGGTCGTAGACCTCGTGTGTATGTGCGGAAATCCTGTGCGTGTGCGCCGGATGCGTATGCGCGCCCGACCAAATGAACGTCTCGTATCCGTCAACGGTTTTCCCGTCGCTTGTCGTTGCAAGGCGGGCGTGTTGAGAAATGCCGTGGTTATGCACGGCCTGTCCGTTCGTCTCACTCGGGAGCACGTTCGAGGACTCGAGCGCCGTTCCGCCGGAGGTCTGCCCGCCGCCGGAGGAGGTCGTAGAGCCGCCGCCGGAGCTCGTTGTCTGCCCGCCGCCGGAGCTCGTCGTCTGCCCGCCGCCGGAGGAGGTCGTTTGTCCACCGCCGCCGCCGATAGCTTTCTCATACGCCCGGAACGCCTCGAACTCGATATTGAGGAGCATTTTGTTAATGCGTACCACCGAGTCGGAGATATAGAGTTGCAGTTTCGCCGGATGCGTTGCGTCGGCGTTATCCGAGAAATTATAGATTTGTTGGTTGGTCGCGCCCTGTGCGTATGTCTCGGAAATGAGGGCGCGGCTCTGCAAGTCGGAAATACTGCCCGCTATATCCTGCGTCTTGTTGGCAATCGTTACCGTGACGTTTCCCGGGTCGCCCTCTGCATCCGCTTTCTCAACGCGGACGATGCGGGTACGGAGGTTAATTCCGTCGGCCTCGTCCACGACGCGGACGATTTCGCCCGGGCGGAACTTTGAGAACTTGTCGCCGGTCAGCCGGTGGAGGTCGATAGCGCCGATTTCATAGCTCACATACGGCTCCTTGAGCCCGGCGAGTATCTGCTCGGCGTATGCCTTGAGGTTTTCCGCCACTTGATACCGCGAGTCTACGAGGATAGTCGAACACAAGCCGTATCGCTCGATGCTTAAAGCGTCCTCGACGTATGGAACGCCGCCGTTCGCCGACTCTATCGTCAGTTGGTTTACACCCTCGCCGTATCCGAGCGCATAGACGCGGTTTGCGATACTGGTCGCGTCCGTCGTCTTTTTGATGTTCGTCATATTCTTTGCGTATCGGATTTCGCTTTTGAGTGCCTCCGTCGGCACGGTGAGCGAGAGCGTCCACGGGTATACGGTCGTATCCCACGACCAAAGGTATTCACTATCGAAGCACTCCGGCACGGCAAAGAGCGCCGCGAGGAGCGTCGAGTTTTCCCAATTATATTCAAAATAGCGTTTGAAATCGCAAGCCCCGAGTTTCCAGTTTTGCCGGGTCTGCCGTGCGAGAATGTAATTGAGAACGTCGGCAGTCTTTACGCCGGAGCCGCCGCATTGATGATACTGAAAGAGAACGTCGGAGAGGAGCGTAGCGAGGACGTGCTCGCAATCATAATAGCGAGTCGCGCCGTTGCTCCGCTCCATATCCTCCCCGATAATGCGGAAAAGGTCGATACGCTCGTCTCCGTCGAAAATCTCGACGAAGTTCAGCGGCGTACAATAGGCGTTTTTCGGGTCGTCCGCCGGGAGCGTAAAGGTCGCCGTCCATAGGGAATTAGTCTCGAGGCCGTAGCCGACGGCGAGCGCGTTGTCGAGGTAGGCGAGCCGCTTCATATCGCGGTTGAAAATCTGCGGCTTTGCCATTATAACCACCTATCTTTCCACAAGATTTTAACGTCTGCGGTCGTGCCGCCCTCGACGATAATATCATTCTCGCCCGGTTGGAGCTTGAAAAATGCGCTATCGTCGCTCACGCGGTCGATGATGTTCGCGCCGTTGAGCGTTACGGTCATGTGCTCCGTGTCGATAATAAGCTCGTCTCCGGCGACCATGTTCACGCCCTCAATTACCATAGTGACGGAGCCGTAGGTCGAAACGCCCGTACCGCTCGCCGTTGCTACGGCCTCCGCAAGCGCGGAGAAAAAGAGAGTGCGGATATAGTCGCCGACGCTCCCGGCCTCCGCCTCCGCAAGCGCGGACGGGAGGAGGACGCGGACGAACACGCCGGACGCG